TTAACGGATACATGCCAACCAGCGAGGCCGATTGACGTTGTAAAGAGTTCATCTTGCATGTCGGGATTCCTTTGTTAGTCGGGTTTAACTTGTCCACCAAGTTCTTCTATTGCCAAAGTAACACACTCGGCATAGCCATCGTTGCCACTCAACTGGAAGTCAATTCGCATGTTGCGTAGCCCACGGATCAGATGATCGTCACGGTATTTGCGTGGCACATGTTTTGGTCGCGCAATCTCATCTAGTAAACCAAAGACTGCAAGTTGGTGGTTCATATTGCCAATCAGTGCTCGAGTTTCTTCAGACAACTCACCTTGATTCCATGCAACGCCTTCGCTCATTTTGTCCCCCATGGTCCCCAGCCGAAACCGTAACGCTCTACGCCGTAATTATAGATTTCTAATCCTGCTAGCAAGTTAGTAACAGGGTCTAACAAGTTTTTCGGTCGCGCAATGATGCCCTTGGCAATTAGCCACTTGTGCCATGAGCCGTTGATCTGGAGTAGGCCGCGCGATCCACCATTTGGGTCGTTTCGGTTAATGGCGTTCGGGGTGCAGTTTGATTCGCGTTTCATGATGGATTCAAGAACGGTGCGTTGATCAGCAGGCCAGCCAAGGTTCACGCCAAGCGCCGACAGTTGCTCACAGGCTGACGTGTACGGGTCAATGTAAATCGTGGAACTGGTCGTGGTAGTCGGCTCAATGATGTAATCACGGGCTATAGGGACAGGGTTAGGTTGCTCTGAGAGGGCGCTAGGAGCCCCTATAAGCGAGGCAAAACCCCATATGGCAGTAATGAAGCCAGCGATGAGTTTCGGTGCGGTTAGTTGCATAATTAAATTCCTTTCGTCGGGTACATAGACCCTAGACAGCCCGGACGGCTATTTCAAGGATTTGGCTTTACGCCACTCCAACACCAATGCTGGTACGGAATCCGCGTTGAAACAATTGACGTGCCATGGCTCTGAATCAAGTTCCCAGCTGAATCCGTATTCGAGCGCGGTCGCTGCCATGAACTCTAAACGCGCACCGGATGCTTCTTCGACGTCAACCGAGATGCCCCAATTGTGGTGTGATGATCCGGGTTGCGCGATTGGTGCTTTGCCGGGTTTCAAATACCAATTTTGGCCCTTGTAGACGCGAGGCTTAACCCCTGCGATTGGTGCGGTGGTCATGCGATCATTCCATGCAATCGTCTGGGTGGCAAGTGATCGGTAGCAGTCGTTCGCGCTGGTCGGCTTAAATGTTTTGATGCCTTCGGCAAACGCGCGATCACGCCAAGCCATCCAACAATCCGCAGCTGCATACAACAATTTGCCGTAAGGCTTGACATCCACCAACATGTTGTTAGGTAGTTCGCCTGCTTTACAGTGCGCGACTATCTGCGGAAGGATGACCTTACGCTTGTGGGGTACTGTCACGCCCGAAGCCTTTGTCGTTTGGGTTGACCCAGCGCATCAGTGGTGGGATTATTCCTGCTACAGCGCCTTTCACATAGTTCATCGGGTCCATGGTTCCAGTTGAGTAAACCGCGACGAGTGCGCCAACGGCTGAACGTGCATAACTGGCGAGCGCTGCTTTTGTTTTGTCATTCACTTGTGATTCTCCAAATGTCCGTCAATTTTTTGTTCTATTCGACCCAAGGTTTGGTGTACTCGCCCGTGGTCTTTTTTGTTATCGCTGCCGATTTTGCCAATGAGTGCCACCAATACAAGGAAACAACCACCGACGACAGCAACCACAATTTCAGACGCCATGACATTATGACAACAGCGCTAAAAGTTCCTCAGATGTCAAACCGAGTTTTTTAGCAACTGCCTGTTTTGCTTTTGCTCGATCTGCAAGGTCCTTGGCAATATCAAAAGCGGATGCGTTAATCGCTTCTATTTCTGCAATTTCGGTTTCAGTTGCTTCGCGGTCTACGCCGTTGACGTTAATTTGCATGATTAAGCGGTCTTTCCATATCCGTAAATTGTGTACGATCCTGTAATGGTTGAGGACGCTGGAGCGAATCCAATGCCGTCGTAGGATGTTGCGTTGGTGTTATTCCCCCAATACAACCAAGATTGCGAACCTGTTTGAGACATGCTCATAATCATTTGTGTTGCTGCGGTTGCTTGTGGATTAAACAAATCAATCATCCACCAAGAAACTGTGGTCGTCGTCAAACCGCCCACAAACGAAGTTGTACTGGCTGTATTTGACGCCGTTACTGATGCACCTGTAAAAATGGATTGCTGAAAGTTATAGTTTGTTGTTGCTGCAGTGCCACTGGCTCGCAAAGTGATATTCATTTGTGGTGCACCTGCAGCCGTTGCCGAAGTAATCAAGATTCGATAATTGGAGTAAGCGCTAGTGAACACAGAATCCGCGGTCACAGATGAAGCTGCGCTAAACGCGGTTTCGGCTTTAACAACCGTTAGGCCTTGACCGGCTGATGTTTTGGCGTCTGGAAAAAAGATCGCTGCGGATGCAGTAGAAAAATACAAAATACCCGACGCATATTGCGTAAGCGCCAAAGACCCTGCGGTTGTGACCGTTGCAGTGCCGGCGGTAATCGTGCATACCGATGAAACTCCACCAATGTTTGTAATTCGAACGGTATCGCCAGCTGTAAACAATGACGTATTGACCGTGATGGTCGTTGCGCCAGCGTTGTTCATTGTGACGTGCTGGCCTGCGTTGGCAGCAATAAGCACAAAAGAACTGGTCTGGGCGCTGACCGTCCAGTTGTAATCGTTGGCCTGCAACGAGGTCATCTGGGCTGCGGTTAGAACCTGCCCGGTGGTGAATGTTTGCTTTGCCATGTCTTCTCCTAAGTTAGTGGTTTAGCCGAGCCCATAAGTGGAATCGTCCAGGGTTGATGTATCAAGGATGAAAGCCAAGTAGGTCGTTGCTGGTCCCGTGTAAATGGTAACTGTGTGCTGATCTACAGTTATTTCATGGTCAAGGCCTTCCACGAATAGATATTCGGTGACGGTCGATGGCACTACGCCGGCAGGAAATGTTTTTGTTACTGCAATTTGGGTTCCTATTTCTAGGTTTGCGATGATTGATTTGTTGGCGTCGGATAGCGAGTTTAGTTGGACGCGCAAGCTGCTAAACCAGTAAGCCGGGTTTGCTCGAAGCAGGTATTGGGCTAGGGCTCCAGCGTCGGCAACGGTAGCCAAAAGGGTTATGACGATGGGAGTTTCTGAAACTCCAAACGTGTCTATTGACGTGCTATCGGTTGCTGTTGCGTATGTGGTTTGTGGTGTTGGATCAAGTGTGGTTGGCGCACTGGGCGCAATCGCCACGTTTACGGTGTTAACAACGGATTGCGTCGTTTCTTGAAAGTAGTTTCGGTTAACTGAGTTGCTGGTTGCGAATGAATCTGGCAATGAGGCAATGCGTTCGGCGATTCCGATGGTGTAGTCAGGCATGGTTTAACTGTTCGCTATGTCAAAAGTTTGGTATGGGATGCCTGTTCCGGTGTCGGACAAGGTTACAAGTGGGTTAGTGATTTCGGCTTGCACTCGGGCTTGGGCGGTGAATGTTCCAGATCGTGACATAAACATGCGGCCATATTCGCAGTTTTGTATTCGCAATAAATAATCGCGCAATGCCGCGCCATCCTCAATACTTACTGCCCCTATGGTGGATACGCCTGTAGCAATTGACCGTTCTCCAGCGCCTTTAAGAATGTTGGCTGAATCAAGAACTGCGTTTACGCGGTCCCCGTATGATTGCTGAGTTGTGGTTTGAGCGTTTAGTTTGATGTTGTTCATAACTTGTATTTCGTCTGAGCAGGTCACATCTACTGTTGCGTAGTTTGGTTGCATAATGTTTTGGTCGTATGTGGTGATTTGCCCGTAGAACAAGTATTCGCCGTTTCGGCTGATTCGTACCGGGGTGGAAACAGCAATTGAAAGTCGACCGTCTGTGGCATTCCAATATGGGCTGGCGGTGTTGACTACCGAAAAATAGAAGTTTGGGTCATAGATCTTGAACGATGCACGTCCAGGGGTAACAGACTGTTCGCGGAATACGTTTTGGCGTCCACGGAAAATGCTGATGTTTTGGATGTATTGGCTGATGTCGTACCATGTTGCGCCGCCAAGTACAGCTGCGGAGTCAAGCGCGGAAAAGTCCAACTTGAATGCGTTTGATGGCGCTGCACCAGTGGCGTAAGCCTCGACCAAATATGTTCCGCAGTTGGGAATAACGGTTGCCACGGTCAGGCCGTTCTAATTCGGAGTGGTCCCACGTTCTGGTTGTAGAAACGCAGGTTGTCGTAGACGGCTTGCGCGATATCTGAGGATGTTCCGAGTCCGCCGTTGATTGTGATGTTTACTCCGCCACCCATGTTGCCAAGTCTGCTTAATGGGATTACGGCTTCTGGACCCGCCTCGCCAACCATTGCAATCATCCCACCAGGTATATTTACAATTCCACCCTCAGCCATTCGAGGAATGTTGGACCGTCCAGTTGTCGACGTTGAATCACCACCAATAGTCGGCAAGTTAATGTGACCAATTGTTCCAATGTCCGACAAAAATGGAAGCGCGTTATATGCGCGGATCACTGCGTTAATAGCAATAATGACGCCGTTTACCATGGACTCAAACGCGCCAAGAATACCGTTTATGATTGCGTCAACACCTGTCTTGAACCACTCAAATTTCTTATATGCGACTACCAGCGCAGCGACCAGCAATGCAACGCCAATGGCTATCAGGCTGAATGGGTTTAAGGCCATGGCAATGTTGGTGGCAACAATTGCAGCTGCGACAACGCTGATGGCGCCAGCAATGTAAAGGAATGCTTGAGGGTTCTTTTGTGCCCAGTCCGCAAACTTTTGTAGGACAGGGATCACAGCCTCAACAACTGGGAGAAGCGCGGCGCCGATTGACTCAGTTGTTTCGCTAATTGAGTTCTTGAGAATTGCCATTTTGCCGGCAGCGGTTTCAGCGTTTTTTGCGGTTGCGCCGCCAAATGTTCCACCGAGCACATCCATGACTTCGCTGAGGGATGCACCGTCTTTAATCATGGTGGCCATCTCTGGAGACAGTGTGCGTAATGCCTTGAAGTTGCCTTGGTAGGCCTTAGCAAGCGCGTCTGCAACTGTGGCGCTGTCTATTCCCGTAGCCGTTGCAATGTCCATGACAAGGTTCATGTCGTTCATGGCGATGCTCACGTCTTTAGTTCCGCGCACCAAGTTTTCTAGGCTTTTTCGATAAACGCTGTCCGTGATCCCAGACGCCCTGCTCATTGCCGAGATCTGTTCTTCAACCTGTGCGGTCTGTGCGGCGCCAGCGCCAGTCACATTTTGCAAAGTTAAAGCAAGCGCGGCTTGTTCTTTTTGGTCTTCCATTGCCGCATACGTTGCAGCGCCAAGTGCACCGGTAACAGCGGTTAGCGCGGCAGCTGCTGGGATCGCAGCCTTCTTGATGGCGTATTGGGCTTTGGCACCAGCACCCTCAAGGGATTTAAATTCCTTAACGGCTTTGTCAATCCCCTTGGAGTCAAACTCCGAAATGATGGGGATGTTAATTGCCACTGGTTACCACGTTTCGCTCGACTTCTGCCATTACTTCGCCCACCAAGTCAAGCACAGCGGCTTGAACTTCTGTGGCATTCGCATTGTAGGCAGGCCACATGGAACGCGAAGCCGCGCCATAACGAGCACCCAAGTTAGATGCAAACACCGACGAAGCATTGCTTTTACCTGCCATGTCAAAAATTGAGCCCCACCCTGTTTTTTGTTGGATAATGTAAGCGCCGACGACTTCCGTCTTGCCTTTGCGTGTGTCAATCTTGGCTACTACACCTTTGGCAACACGACCGCCGTCCCAACCACCGAGTTTTTTAAATGGTCGCGCCATTCCAGACAACGGGGCCAAAGAGGGAAACGATCCTTTTGCCTGGTCAATTACAGGCTTCACAATGTCCTTGTACTTTTTCAAGAATTGACGACGCAAAGTAGGGTTCGTTTTTTGTAGTTCTTTGAGCGCTGCTTTAACGCCATAAACCTGTATGGATGTTGTGGCCGGCATTACCTACCCCGATGTTGTTGTTGTTCCTTTAGAACAGTAACAACCGTTTGGAGATCCCTTGTGTCAAATTCGACGTGCGGTGGCCACCAACTTACTGCAACCAGCATTTCTGCTAGTTGCCGTCTGTAAGTTCCGCGTCCGTAGGGTTTGGGTTTGTTTGATCCGATACCGGAATGATTTCCAGTTCAGGGTTTTGCTCCAACCAATCCATGTAATCGTCTGGAAGCTTCTCTCCTCGGGTGCGAAGCATGGTGTAAGCCATGAACGTCCAGTCTGATAGTCGAGCCGCGTTAACTAGGTCTTGGATTTTACGGTTGAACTTTTCTTCCCATTTAGCGATGCAGAAAAGCGTTGTGTAGATGTATTCAGGTTCAGCGGATGCGGTCCGCTTTACCATCAGTTTAATTCTCATGGTTTCTCCTTGTGTCGGGCCGAGGGTCGGCCAGAATTATGCGACGCTGTATACGCCACCGGTGAACGTGA